GTCTAGAGGCTGCTATCAAAGAAAAAGCCAAAGAGCTAGAAGCCCTACAAAACAAGAGTGGCGAGCTAGAGGCACTACAGCGTAGCCGTATGCAGTTTACCGAGCCAACAACTGCTGACGTTGCTTACGCCGACAAGGAAAAAGCTGTTCTAATCAGCAAGATCCTACGTAGACCAATGAATGATACCAAGTTTGGTAAGCAACTACTAGAAAAAGCTGCTGCTAGTTTTGGTGCTAATGCTCGTGGCCCAGTAGGTTCAGTTAACATGCAAGAGCTGTATGAAACAGAAGTTAGCACAACACTAGAAAGCGAAATGCGTCGCCAACTAGTTGTAGCTGGTGCAATGCGCAGCACAACTATGAGTACTCCAGTTATGCGTATTCCAGTAAATCCAGATACTGGTGATAATGCTGATTGGGTTATTGGTGCAGGAGCCAGTGAGCGCCTAGTATACGGCACAGGTTCTAGTAGTGGTACAGCTCGTACACATGCACTAAAAGAAGTAACACTAACAGCTTATAAACTAGCTACAAAAGAGTATATTGCTTTTGAAGAAGATGAAGATAGCCTAATCCCAGTTCTACCACTAGTACGTGACGCACTAAGTCGTCGTATGGCTAAAGCAATTGATAAAGCTATGTTAATTGGTGCAGCTGGTGCAAACGATCCTATTAAGGGTATTGCTACATACGACGCAACAGGTGTTGCAGCTCGCGGTGTTGATATTAGTGCGGGCGAAAAGTTAACAGTTGCTAAAGTAATGGCAGCTCGTAAAGCACTAGGTGCATGGGGTCTAAATCCAAGCGAACTAGTTATTTTTGTTAGCACACAAGGTTACTATGAGCTATTAGAAGATCAAAACTTCCTAACAATTGACAAAGCTGGTCCAAATGCTACACTATTTACAGGTCAAATTGGTAGCGTCGGTAATACGCCAGTATTAGTAAGCCCAACAATTCCAGCAGCTTCTAGCCCAACGCCAGCAGTTGATGAATTAGTAGCTGTAATTGCTAACCCACGTAACTTCCTAGTTGGACAGCATCGTGGTATGCGTCTAGACAGCGACGATGAAGTTGTAAATCAGCGTAGCGTTCTAGTAGCAAGTATGCGTATCGGTATGACACAACTATCAACAGTTGATGGCAATGGTGTTGCCTGCGTACGTTATGTAGCTTAATTAGTTATATAGGCAGGATTCGCAAGAGTCCTGTCTCTAAAGCCCAATATAGTTGGGTTTTGGAGACACATGGAGTTTTTATATGGCTGACTTAATTACTAGAAATGAGTATAAGAATTACTTAGGAATTACTAGTAGTAATAAAGATCAAGAGATTGATTTACTTATTCCTAAGGTTAGTAGTCTTGTAAAAACTTATTGCCGCAGAAGTTTTATAGACAACTATGATGATCCTAAAATCGAAACGTTTGAAGGCGGCTTTGATAGAATCTTTTTGTCAGAAACACCTGTTAGAGAAATAATGTATGTAGAGCGTAGTATAAATTACGGGCAAAGCTATACACAAATACTAGAATATACAGACTGGGTACTTGATGGTGATAGTATACGCAGTATAAAAGATCCATATATATTTACTCCTTATATTAAAGGTTATAAGGTTACATATATGGGCGGATACGAGAATGTACCTGATGATTTAAAATTAGCAGTACTCGATCTTGTTGAATACTATTCAAAGAATAATAGTGCTGTGCATGTTAATAGAGATGTTACACCTAATGTAACACAAATACAGTACGTAGCTACTACAAATTTTCCAGCACATATTAAGCGTATATTAGATCAATATGTGGCAGACTATACATAATGGATGCAGGACAGTTCTTATCATTTATAAGTGGGTATAGAAAAGCTACTAAACTGCCAAAAACATCACAGGCTAAAATAAATGAATTTTTGCGTAAAGCCAATGATGACTTGCGTGATGTAATAGAAAATGCAACCCCTGCACTAATAGTATTAGATACTACAGTATATCAACAAGCATGTCAAGACTTCGTACAAGAACTACGTAATCCAGAAAGTAGCACTAGACAATTTATAGAAAGTTTAGCTGGTGGTATACGCCGTGATGATCTGGATTTTGAAAGTAATTTACAATCTCTGTTAAATTCTTATAGACCGCCACAAATAGACATTAGTGATATAACTAGTAAAATAGCTATAAAACAGCATACGCTAGAAGAGTTCAGCGATATTGTTAGTAGAGCTTTTAACAGTCTTAATAATGGTCTAGCCGCATTTATGCCAGGCATACAAGCTGGTGATCCAGCAGCTACTGGTAAAGCAAGATATAGAGTCACGGCAGCAGGCAGAGCTATTAGAACGGAGTTTGCAAGAAAAACTCCATGCAAGTTAAAAAATGCTGATAGTATAGTAGAAAACTTTAACTCAGCTACACAAGAAATATTTCTTGGTGCTACTTTTGCTACATTGCGTAGCGCAGTTAATACTGTACTAACACCAATTATTAGACAAAGTTTTACCAAAGCAGGAATTATTTTAGCTGAAAAAAGTACAGATAAATCAAAGATTAATAAGAATACACCTGCTACTGATATTAATCGGGCATTTACAATAGGTGAAATTGTTGTATTTGGTCATACTGGTGCTAAAAGTACCGATCCAGAAACTGGAGCAGTTGAAATAATTGGTTTTATAAGCCCATGGATACAGCAAATAATGCTGTTAGCAACTCAATCTAGTAAAGCACAAAACGGCACTGATATTATAAATGGATTTGTAAATACTAGTGGGCAAGTAAATTACAGCGTACAATTTTCCAAGCAAGTTTCACCACAAGTAAAAACTCTTATGCAAGCCCAGCTAGCAGTAGTTGTGCCAATGACAGTTAAAACTAATAAAACTATACTGCAAGGTGAAACACAGGCAGCTGATCAAATTATACAAAATTTGTTTAATACTACCTATAGAAAATTGCGAAATAGTTTAATAGATCGTGTGCTAAGTGCAGACAATTTACGCAGATTAGTAACTGGTTTAAAATTTTCACCTACACTTATTCAATCACTAGAGGTAGGTTTTGTAGAACTGTTAAAAACAGGCAAATTTAAAACCAGCAGTAAAGCTAATAGTAAAAAAGCAGAAGCTTCTGTTACAGCAGAAAATATCGTTAAATTAAATCTTAATAAAGGTGCGGTTAAAAAGGTAAAATTACCCACTACAACCTTAAAATCAAAAGCTACTAGAATACCAAAAAGTAGAACAGTTCAAGAACAAAAGCTTCAACAAGAAGTAGACTTGTTAAGTTTACAGAATTTATTGAATATAAATCTTGTTCAAACTGTAAAACAAAATATGGGTACTGGAACTCGCAAAGATATACTCAACTTACGTAGTGGTAGATTTGCTGAAAGTGTTGAAGTAGAGCGATTAACACAAAGTCGTGAGGGTACTGTAACAGCTTTCTATAATTATATGAAAAACCCATATGCTACGTTTAGTCAAGGTGGCAAACAACAATATCCGCGTAGTAGAGACCCAAAAACATTGATCTCCAAGTCAATACGTGAAGTAGCGCAACAACTAAAGATTTCAAGATTAAGGGCCGTACTAGTATGAGCAAACGAGCAAAGATTGTAGCGGCCCTTGCCGAAAAGTTTAAAATTATAGACGGCTATCAGCCTTATACAACCAATCTATATGGCAATAGTTTTGCCAAGCTAAAGTTCTGGGATGAGATACAAGATTTTCCCAGTGTTTACCTAAGTCCTGGCACAGAAACACGTGACTACTTACCTAGTGATTTTACCTGGGGATTATTACGTGTTTGTGTCAAAGTGTACTGCAAAAGTGAAGAAAGTGCACAGGAACAGCTAGAGCAGTTATTGAGTGATCTAGAAACCTGTATAGATGCAAATAGACGCTTAGTCTATGATGTTGATAACAATTATGAAACCACAGAAATATTAATAGACTCAATAACTACGGATGAGGGCTTATTAGCTCCCTATGCAGTTGGCGAGATTAACTTGCAAGTCCGTTATCAGGTCATGTAAGCAACCGTATTTTGAACAGCCAACTACAGATAAAAGTCTCGTAATAGCTGGACAAATACCTTCCTAGAGGGATATAATATGTCAATTAATTTATTACGTAATAGTAAAGTCTATTTTAGTACTAATGTTAAGACCAGTGATGGAGTAGACGTAGACGGAAAAGCCTTTTCAATAGGTGATTTGGAATTTAGCGGTCATAGCGCTACAACCACAAGAGAAATTCAAGTACTAGATGATTTAAGCTTTAGCCAAACTACTGCTGTAGAAACTATTGGAGTAAATGAAACAGGCGCTACACCACTACGTGGACAACGTACTTTTAATACTGCATTAAATCCAGTAGACTTTAATTTTACCACATACATGCGCCCAGGCCGTGAAAGTGTGGGCGGTTCAATTACAACTTTTACAGCTACTTATGGTGGGGCCAGTGTAAGAACAAGTGGAACAGATACACAGTATCAAGCAGAAACAGCCTTAACAGGATTTGGACCAAACACGGTTATAGTAGCTAGTGCTCCTACAGGTGGAACTGCCCCTACATTTGTACCAGTATTTAAAGCCAGCGGAGATGACGCAGGTAAACTAGTAGGATTACGCTTAGGCTATCCTGGTACAGGGTTTGCTGTTAATGATGTAGTAGTAGTTAGCGTTATTGATCCAGATACGGGAACTACAGGCGAAACAAGTGCCTGGGTAGTAACTGTAACTGCAGCAACTAGTACAAATGAACGACTAGTAGATTGCGAAGAGTCTGTTCTATGGAACGCGATGTTTTCTGCAACCGCTATTAATACTACAGGTACTTCTGCCTGGAATCCAGCAGG